GTCCACCATATTAGAAAGTGGGCTAGTGCTTCTTCTTTGAGGTTTGATGTAGGTAATGGCATAACCCTGTGTTATGAATGTCATAAAGAGGTCACAGGGAATGAAGTCCATTACGAGGGTTATTTATTGGGGTTGATAGATGGCTAAGAAAAAAACCCCTAAGTTTGTTGTCATAAAAGACACTAGAGAACAGAAGGGCTGGATCTTCCATAGCGGTGATGCTTGTGACGGAATGAAACCCGGAACATTAAAGACTGGTGATTATACTCTTGAGGGATTTGAAGACGCTGTATGTATCGAAAGAAAAAAAAGCGTAGAAGAGATCGCTAACAATGTAGGCAAAGAAAAGAAGAGATTTAACGCCGAGATGCAGCGCATACAGGAGTACCCATTTAAATATATAATTTGCGAGTTTTCTATGAGCGATGTGATAAATTATCCACGTTCCATATTTTCTGAATACATGTGGCACAACAAGCCCGACTTTTGCAAAAGAGAAATAGCCAACAGAAAGATAACAGGCAAGTATATACTGAAGGCACTCATGGAGTACCAAACTTGGTATGGAATCCATATATTGTTCTGTGATAACGCAAAGAACGCACAGAAAGTTACAGAAAGCATATTCAAGAGGTTAAACACGATGTTCCATGAACAAACCTAATAGAACACAAATATATTCGGCCTTATCTAATTGGCATGACTACGGACTACTGTCACAGACAAGAGAAATATTTCTTGAGTCTGGAGATGACGGCTTAGGAGCTAAGCACGCCGTAGAATTTATTAAGAACCTGCTAATGCTTGAATCTTTAAACAGTAACCCTGTTATTGTTCACCAATATAATATTGGCGGAGATCAAAACGCAGGATTTGCAATATACGATGCAATCAAAGCTAGCAAGTGTAAATTTTTGTTTATATGCTATGGCACAGCTTCTTCTATGGGTAGTATCATACCACAGGCAGTTATAGGTAAAGGCGTGAGGGTCACACATCCCCACACAGAGTGGTTGATACACGAAGGGTCTTGTGAGACCAGCGGCACAACAAAGCAGTTTATATCGAACGCTGAGGCCCTTAAACGGTCAAAGGAACTGATGTATGATATATATGTGAACGCATGCAAAAAAGGAGCCGCCTTCAAGGGAAGAAAAGCGGTAGAAATTAAAGCCATTCTAAAAAGAAGACTAAATGTAAAAGAAGATTGGATTCTGGAAGGAGATAAAGCCGTAGAGTATGGTTTCGCAGATGGTGTGTTTGGCAAAGGTAATTACAGCTCTGTAGAAAAAATATTGGAAAGGCTTAAGTAGTGGCAGATATAAGCAAAAACCTAGACAGGGTAATACAGGACGCTTGGCTTGGCATAGATGTAAAAGATGGCGATTTGTTCAATCCTATGGATTTTCTCTTCCATGATGATGATCCAGACAAAATGCTTGAGCGTATAGCTTGGCTTATGATGCGCCCAGAATACTTTTCGTTTGTTTGTAAGTATATATTAAATATCGAGATATCTCCATTCCAGTCTTTACTGCTTCAAGAGATGTGGCATAAAAAGTTTCCTATGTTGATCGGTAGTCGTGGTATGGGTAAATCATTCATGTTGTCAGTGTATCCATTGCTACGAGCTTTGTTCATGCCAAGAAGAAAGATCATCGTTGTCGGTGCGGCCTTTAGGCAGTCAAAAGTGCTTTTTGAGTACATGGACACTATATGGAAGAACGCGCCGATTCTGAGGGACCTGTGTGGCTCTAGAAGTGGACCAAGAAGAGATGTCGATAGATGTGTAATGCATATTGGAGATAGCACTATAACATGCCTGCCTCTTGGTGACGGCAGTAAGATTCGTGGTCAACGCGCTAATGATATTATCGCTGACGAATTTGCATCTATTCCTCGTGAGATATTTGAAAATGTCGTTGCTGGTTTTGCTGCGGTATCTGCTTCGCCTATAGAAAAGGTAAAGGACAGGGCTGAAAAGAAAAAAGCAGAGGAGCTTGGTGTTGATTTAATAAAGAAAACCAACGTAGACCCGTTAACAGAAAAGTCAAACCAGATTATATTATCCGGTACAGCATACTATGACTTTAATCATTTTGCAGAATATTGGAAGAGATATAAATCTATTGTAAACAGCAAAGGCGATAGGCAAAAACTAAGAGAGGTTTTTGGCGACGATGTGCCGGAAGATTTTGCTTGGCAAGAGTATTCTGTTATACGTATGCCAGTCACAACGCTCCCGGATGGGTTTATGGATGAGGGCCAGATAGCTAGAGCTAGAGCAACTGTACACTCTGGTATCTTTCAGATGGAATACGGAGCCTGTTTTACCACTGACAGTCAAGGATTTTTCAAGAGGTCATTAATAGAAAACTGCATTGCGTCCGAGTCCAACAATATTACAATAAACGGAGAGCCCATACAATTTGAGTCCATGTTAAAAGGTGATCCTAATAAAAGATACATTTTTGGAGTTGACCCGGCATCTGAAGTTGACAATTTTAGTATAGTTGTGTTAGAACTTAATGGAAGCCACAGAAGGATTGTTCACGTATGGACTACAAATAGAAGTCAACACAGAGATCAATTAAAAGCGCACCTCGTAGATGAAGATGATTTTTATTCTTATTGTGCTAGAAAGATCAGAAACTTAATGAGAGTATTTCCATGTATGGAGATTGCGCTTGATGCTCAAGGTGGTGGTATCGCTGTCATGGAAGCCCTACACGACAAAGACAAGGTAAGAGAAGGCGAACAAAAAATATGGCCGGTTATAGACTATGACAAACCCAAGGACACAGATGACGAACCCGGTTTACATATATTGAGAATGTGTCAGTTCGCAAAATACGATTGGCTTGCAGAGGCTAATCACGGCCTTAGAAAAGACTTTGAAGATAAGCTAGTGTTGTTTCCAGACTTCGACTCCGTTAGCCTTGGCCTATCTGCAGAAGAAGATAATATTGAAGGTAGAATATACGATACGCTAGAAGACTGTGTTATGGAAATAGAAGAACTAAAAAATGAACTCTCTATGATTATTATGACACAGACAGGAACTGGTAGAGAAAGATGGGACACGCCAGAAGTAAAGATAGCAGCAGGAAGAAAAAGCAGACTCAGGAAAGACCGTTACTCCTCTTTAATCATGGCTAACATGAGCGCAAGACAGCTTGATGTAGAAAGAACAGTAAGAACATATGATCACTATGGCGGCTTTGCTAGAAAGTCTGGAGAACAAAACGATAAGGATAATGGGCCGATGTATCATGGTCCATCTTGGTTTACAGAAAATATGGGCGATATTTACTAATACTGTGTATAGTAATTTACAATACCATTATCAATACTATTGCCAAAGGAACAATATAAATGTCAGAAGATCTATACTTAACTTGGGGCGATGACGCAGAAAGAAGTAAAGCTTACGAGCTGTCTGCTGACAACGTTAATGCGTATGACGGCATACAGAAATCGTATGCTTATGACAATAGAACATTTATAGACATAGAAACCCAAAGGTCTGTAAGACCCGGTTTTAACCGCAGGGACTACAATGCATTTCGTCCGGGCGAAGGTATTCCGTCACAGCAAAAGAAGATAGTCAAGATGTGCATGCAAGCCTATGAAAAGGTTGGCATTATCAGAAACGTTATTGATCTTATGGGTGACTTTGCTACACAGGGGATTACTTTAGTACACCCTAATAAAACAATCGAAAAATTTTACCGTAAATGGTTTGAACAGGTTGGTGGTTTAGACCGATCAGAAAGATTCTTGAACTATCTCTATAGATGCGGTAATGTTCCTATCCGCAGAAGAACAGCAAAGATAAACAAGAAAAAAGAAGCGGAGCTTAAAAGAAGCACAGCTGCTCCAGATATGAAAATACAAGATATTCCGGTAACAAAAAGAGAGATTCCTTGGCGCTATGATTTTTTAAATCCTCTTGCTGTTGGTATCAAGAATAAAGATGTTGCTATGTTTACTGGTGATATCGAATATGTACTTAAGGTCTCAAAGAACACAGTCAATTCACTAATGATGAATGGAGACGTAAATGGCAAAGGACGTGATTTACCAAACTACTTAATAAAGAGATTTTCTCAAGGCGAAAGAGAAATCCCTCTAGATAAAGATAAGTTTATGATGTATCACTACAAAAAGGATGACTGGAACGTTTGGTCAAATCCTATGATATATGCCATTCTAGATGACATTGTAATGCTCGAAAAAATGAAGCTAGCAGACTTAGCTGCTTTAGATGGGGCTATATCAAATGTGAGACTCTGGAGAATTGGTGACTTAGACCATAAGATTATTCCTACCAAAGCCGCTATTAACAAGTTAAGAGATATCCTCGCCAGCAATGTCGGCGGCGGCACTATGGACTTAGTATGGGGTCCTGAAATTGACTTCAAAGAAAGCAGTACGCAAGTATACAAGTTTTTAGGTGCAGAGAAATACCAGCCAGTACTAACTAGCATATATGCCGGACTTGGTATTCCTCCAACATTAACAGGAGCCGCTTCTGGCGGTGGTTATAGCAATAACTATGTTAGCCTCAAAACTTTAGTTGAAAGACTAGAGTACGGTAGAGAAAAACTTAAAGACTTCTGGATGAATGAGATTAAGTTAGTACAAAAGGCTATGGGCTTTAGATTCCCAGCAGAGATTCATTTTGATTCTATTATACTTTCTGATGAAGCTGCGCAAAAACAACTTCTTGTACAACTTGCTGATAGAGATATTATATCTCACGAAACGTTGCTTGAAAGATTTAGGGAGCTACCTACGATTGAGAAGATTAGAGTGAGAAGAGAAGAAAGAACTAGAACAAACGATGCGGGAGCCCCTAAGAAAGCAGGACCTTTCCATAATCCTCAACACAAACAGGATATGGCTAAACTTGCTCTAACCAAAGATGTACTGGATAAGGATATGTATCTAGAAAGTCTTGGCTTACCTCCCTCAGAAGAAGAGATAGTTGAAACAAAAGACCCTCAAGAAGAACGTATCGAGCTTGGTCCACCACAAGAAAACGATAATGAGCAACCTGAAAATCCAGAGGGTGGTAGACCATTTAACGCTAGAGACGAACAAAAACGAAAGCAGAAGAGGGTTCTTCCAAGAAGTAGCGATAATGTAGCCGCAACCCTTTGGGCTTACGAAGCGCAGAAAAAAATATCAGAGTTAGTTACGCCAATGGCTTTAGCTCACTTTGATAAGAAAAACGCTAGAAGCCTAACAAAGTCTGAATTTGATCAGTTAGAACATCTAAAATTATGCATACTTACAGGCATAAAACCATTTATGGAAATAGATGCTGATGTGATCAAAAGAATCGTTGATTCTAATACAAGACCATCAGAATTTTTTAGTCTTGAAGTTAACAGCGCGGTCAATAAGTTTTCTGAAACTCAAGACAGAAAACCGAGCATTGATGAAATGAGATATATCTACGCTTCTACATTTGCATCGTTGTCCTAGTTTTTAGGCAAAAATAAACATAAAAATCTTTTTTTGTGTATTATCATGTAAGGAGACTTTATATGAAAGCATATGCACAAGAAATAAAAGATGGCCTTCAGGAATTGATTGAAAACAATACCACGATTGCGTATTGTTCACCTGTTATTTCTGAAACCAATACACTGAGTACTGCCGCCGGTAAATACGAAGAAGACCGTGCGTTAGCCCTTAATTTTTTAGGTCTAGAAGATACTCAGGCTGAAAATAAAGAACAGATCGACTTATACTACCTAAGCTCCGTTTTAGTTAGTACCGGGTGGAATAAAAACGACGATGTTTTCAACGCAGAAGAAATGTGGGAAGCACGTTCCACTCCAGAAGATAAACAATTCAATTATATGCATAATGAAAAAGATATAATTGGTCACATAACCGCCAACTATGTTGTTGACTTTGAAGGAAACAGTTTAGATGGCGATCTTTCTTTTGCAGAGGCTGGCGAACCAAAAGACTTTAATATAATTACACAAGGTGTTCTATATAAGTCTTGGAGTGATCCAGAGCTGCGAGAAAGAATGAATAATATAATAGAAGAGATTGAGGAAGGAGATAGATGGTATGTATCTATGGAATGTTTGTTCCCAAATTTTGATTACGCACTGAGAGATGAAACGGGTGCAAGCAAAATTGTAAGAAGGGAAGAGGCTTCGGCGTTTTTGTCAAAGCATCTTCGCGCTTACGGCGGAACAGGGAAGTATGAGGGTTATACAGTGGGTAGATTATTAAGAAATATATCTTTCTCTGGCAAGGGCTTGGTTTCTAAACCTGCTAATCCTCGAAGTGTCATTTTAAATGACAGTAAAAGTTTTAGTGAAAATGATAGTGAACTAGTTGCTGTTTCATCAATAAAGGAGACTAAAATGTCCGATGTTTTACAGAAACAGTTGGAGGAAGTCAAAGCTGAACTAGCTGAAGCTCGAACCAACAACGAAACTATGAAGCAGGAAATGGAATCTCAGAAAACAGAAGCGATTGAAAGTCAATTGCAGAAGTTTGAAGAAACTATTTCTGCTAAGGATCAGGCTATTGCCGAAGTCCAAGCTCAGGTAGAAGAAGCTCTAGCAAGAGTTAAAGAACTTGAGGAAGCTCTAGCGGCTTCTGAAGCTGCTAAAGAAGAAGCAATCGCTCAGGTTGCTGAAATCGAAAAAGCTGCTGCACTCGAAAAGAGAGTTGCCGCTTTGACGGAAGCAGGTCTTGAAGGTGAAGAACTGGATGAGGCTATTGCTAAATTTGAAAATCTTGATGAAGAAACTTTCGATTTTGTTGTTGCTGCAATGACAAAGAAGAAGGCGGAAAAGAAAGATGACAAAGAAAAAGAAAATCCTTTTGCAAAGAAGGATAAAAAAGAAGATGAAGAAGACGCTCCAGCTATGATGAAGAAGAAAGCTGAAGTGGAACCTCTTGAAGAAGAAGTGGACGAAGCAGAAGCTGAAGCCCAAGCAGAGGGATTAGAAGAAGCTGTAGAAGATGAAGACATTGCAATGGCAGAAGCTATTGACGATGAAGATTCTTCTGAAGAACTTCGTTCTACCGCAAGCGAGTGGTTTGGTTCTCTTCTAAAAACAACTGCGAACCTTAAGTAATTTAACAAGGAGAAATATATAATGGCTCTTAAATCAGATAGAAATGAATTGCAGACCGATATTAGCTTTTTCATGAATGAAACAGCTACTAGAGGTGGTGTGGTTTCAATCTCGACTGGTGGTAGTGGTGCTGCTATGGATCAAGGCGCTGCTTTGGTTACTTTAACTGCTGCTTCTGGTAAACCTCCTATTGGAATTCTTTTGAATGACATGGTTAACCTTGACCTCACACGTCAACACATTAACCAACATAAAGATGAAGTCCAAAAGGGCGGTAAAGTAACTATCCTTAGAAAAGGATATGTTGTAACTAATAGTGTAACGGTAGCAACTGCAGTCACCGCTGGTGATCCTGCTTTTGTTACTCATGGTGGTAATATCGCTAATAGTGGCTGTATTGCTGATCATTCAGGTAACACTGGTGCTTCAATCGGTACATTCTTGTCTAGCATAGACGAAGATGGTTATTACAAGGTTGAAATTAATTTACCTCAGACACGCCAGTCGTCAGTATAATCATAGCCCATAAAGGAGAATAGATAATGAATATGAAAGAACGTCCTTCTGATGAATTTATCGCATTGCTAAAGCAATCCGGTAGTTCAGATAAAGCAGTGGCTATCGAAGCCCAGCGTGAAATCGCTAAGGCTTTGGAAACACCATTGCGTAAAGGTGTCTTATTCGGTGATGTCGTAACTTCCATTTATGAAGCTATGCCACTTGAACCGGGTGCTACACCTGAATTTCCACTCGACCTTCTTGCACCGGGAACAGAAAGTGAGCACATTGCTTACACTAATCCGGGTCACGGTCGTATTCCAGAACGTAGCGTCGAAGGCGATTACGTCATGGTTAACACTTACGGAATTACCAGCTCGATTGACTTCTTGCTGAAGTATGCCCGTGAAGCTAACTGGAACGTTATT